ATCCTGCCCAGGGACGTCGCCTCGTGCTTTGCAGCGATCATGCGAACGACCTGCTGGAAGTATCCCAGGTGTTCAAGGAGCAGTACAACATCAACCGCAATGACGGCACGGTAGGCAGGCTGTACGGCTTTGACATCTATGAGTTTGCGAACAATCCGCTGTACACCACTGCCGGCAAGAAAAAGGATGTCGGTGCCAGTGCTGCGACCGGTGAGTTCCAGTGCTCTTTCGCCTTCTATGTACCTCGTGTCTTCAAGGCTACGGGTTCTACGAAGATGTACTACAGTGAGGCATCGACGGACCCACAGAACCAGCGTTCACTCATCAACTTCCGCCACTACTTCATCTGCATGCCGAAAAAGACAGATGCCGGTGCAGTGATGATGAGCGGTTACAAGGATCCAAGCATTCCTGAGGGATAAGTATAACCAAAAAAAGCAATACAAATGAAGCTGAAAGTAACAAGCGTATTTCGTGACCGTGACGACCATGTTACGGTGTATGAGCCAGAGATTATTCTGGAAGTGAAGGACAAGGAACGTGCCAAGTCGCTCATTGAGCGCGGGCTGTGCAAGGAATTCAAGGGCAATACAGAACCTGCCTATATCCTCGGAGAGGCACAGGAGGAGGTGAAGCAGACTCCGGAACCCGAAACTGAGCCAGAGGTATCCACCAAAACGGAAGGCGATGAGTAAGCCGATGAAGTATCTTGTAATCCACTGCACCGCCACGCCTGAAGGCCGTGAGGTAAGTTCCAAGGAGATACGCCACTGGCACACCAACCCGGTAAGCAAGGGAGGGCGTGGCTGGAAGCAGGTGGGTTACACGGATATGGTGCACCTCGACGGTCGCGTGGAACGGTTGGTGGACAACAACGAAGACGCCTGCGTCGATCCCTGGGAGGTTACCAACGGTGCCGCAGGCTTCAACAGCATAAGCCGGCACATCGTATATGTAGGTGGCTGCGACAAGGCCATAAAGCCGAAGGATACCCGGACGGCAGCGCAGCGAGAGGCTTTGAAACGCTATGTGCAGGACTTTCACCGCCGCTTCCCCCAGATACGCATCGTGGGACACCATGAGTTGAACCCGGGCAAGGCGTGCCCTTCGTTTGACGTTAGCAAGTGGCTGCGCGAGATAGGAGTTCATAATTCATAATTTACAATTCACAATATACAAGCAATGGCAGACACGATATTACAGATTCTGCAATGGGCAATCCCGTCTGGCGGTATCGGTGCCGCCATTGCGTGGATTGCGAACCGCAAGGCGCGGGAGGCCAAGACCGCCAAGGAGGTGCACGACACCTACAAGACGATGTACGAGGACATCTCGACGCTGCTGGTTGAAACACAGAAGAAATATGAAGAGACCAAAGAACAGATTGAGGCTCTGGGAGTCGAGAACAGCCGGACACGGCGTGCGCTCAACCGCCTCTCCCGCGCTATCGAGGCTATTCAGGTTTGCCCTCATCGCGCTAATTGTCCTGTCAATGGCGAGCTGTCGCTCGACGAAGAGGCTGACGAGGGAAAGCCAAGTCGTGCAAAGCACTCTCGAGGCAAGGGACAGCGAGGCGGTGAGCATCACCGAAACGAGCCAGATGCCCGTGAAGGTGCCGATGTCGACGGTAAGCCTGACACTGAACCTGGACAGTCTTCGCCTGTTGCCCCAAGGGGCGGGCTACACGGCGAGGAAAGGTCAGGCGAGCGTGAAGGTGAGCCACAAGGCGCCGACGGCTGATGAGCCGGAACGGATAGTGATTGAAGCCGGATGCGACAGCCTGGAACTGGTGTGCGCCAGATATGCCAAGACCATCAGCACGCTGAAACGGCAACTCAAAATTGCGAGCGACAGCAAGGCTGAGCATAAGGAGGAGGCGAAGGAAAGTACCGGTAACGGCTTCCTCATGCGGCTCAAGTATTTTTGTGCCGGGCTTCTGTCCGGGATAATCGGAATAGTATTAACCAAGTTTTTTGTCGGCTATACTCGGCAAAACAAGCGAGCTTGATTGCCCTCGTTTGCACGACAATTCACTTTTATAAAACTTAGAAAATGAGCAAGAACAAGAAATTCATCTACGGCATTGCAGCCGTGAAGAAAGGGGCTACTCTGATAGGTTACATCGAAAAAGGTAGCTGGGACTGGGGCGGCGCTAAGCCGGAGAGTGTGGACGTGGAAGCCGAACAGGTTCCCGATGCGCCTGTGCTGACCCTGCTCCAAAAGAACGGACAGGTCAGTCCGACTTTCAACCTCATCCAGTTGGATTACGAGAATCTGAAGAACATTCTCGGCGGTGAGCTGGTGAAGACTGGTGGCAGCGGAAATGAGAAAGTTACAGGCTGGAAGGCTCCTTCCTCCCTTGTGGAATTGAGGGACAAGTGGACCATCGACTTCGTGAGCGGTCAGACGATGACCATTCCCAACGGAACCATTCTGGCCAACCTCGGCGGCAAGCTGACGCTGACCGAAGTTTCGAAGGTAGAATGCCAGCTGAAGGTGAACAAGCCCGAGAATGGCGGTGCTCCTTACGAAATCAATGACACTCTGGGTGAAGGCTGATGGACGAGCAAGTAATCAGGAAAATCCAGAGAGAGGGAGCGGAAGCCTTGCTTGATGCGGGTGTTTCCCTCCCTCTCAAGGATTTAAGGATACCTTTCAAGAAAGAGCCGCTGCGATTTCGGCTGACGATGAAGCGCCCGACGCTGGCCCGACAGATAAAGATTGCGCATGCTTACCTGTCTATGGACACGACGACGGCCGAACTAGAAGCGATGGATTATAAGGAACAGATGCTGTTCCTTGCCCGGCATGGCAAGACCTTGAGCCGTATCATCGCCCTGACGATGGAACGCTGGTGGCTGCCGGTATGGCTGCTGTCATGGCTCGTGCTGCACTCGATGAAGTGGGAGTACCAGAAGGCAGCCTTCAGCCAATTCGTATTGCTGATGGGCACGCAGTCTTTTATACCTATTATCAGATCAGCAGAGATGACGAATCCGATGAAGCTGAGACTGAGCCAAGGAAAGAGGGGGAGTTAAAGAGCCGTTGGGAAGGCTCCCATAGCCCCTTTGGGTTTATATGGCAGATAGCGAGTGCTACAGGATGGAGCGTGGACTATATCCTGAACGGTGTGAACTTCCAGACACTAATCATGATGCTGAGCGATGCTCCCCGCTATGTAGATGACAAGCAAGCCAACGGTAGCACACAAAGTCCTGAAGGTGAAGCCAGCGATATAGTGGCATTTTTTCAAAGCAACTTAAAACACTAGCGAATGAAACCAGTAGAGATAGAGTTTTTGATGCGGGACAACCTGACGGCGGGACTTGAAAAGAGCAAGTTGAGCGTCGAGCAGCTGCTGGGCGCAGCCCGCCGTGCCTCCCTGGTCATCAATACCAAGATTGATGACCAGCGCAAGGTCATTGACGGCGTGAACTCCGACCTGGACAAGATGCAGCGTAAGCTTCAGACTATGAAGCCGGGAACTGGTCAGCAGGAACTGCTCGCAGAAATCAGTGCATGCAAGAAAGTCCTTGCCGAGGAAATAGGCGCACTGCAGCAACTAGAGAAGGAACACCAGCAGGCCAAACAGGGTGTCGCCCAGCTGGAGCAGGAATACCGCAAGATAACCATTTCTGAGGAACAAGCGGCAGCGGCGAACAAGAGCCTTACCGATAAGATAACGGAGCAGAAAGCCGTCGTGAAGCAGGTGGAGACAGACGTGCGCGCCTTGCAGAAGGCTTACGAGAAAGCCGCTCCTGGCAATGCGCAGTCCGCGGCTCTGGCAGAACTGAACGCTGCCAAGAAAGCTCTTGAGGAAGACAAGACCATCCTTGCCGAGCTGACGGCAGAGCAGGAAAAGAACAAGGAAAGCAACAAGCGCCTGTCGCGCCAGCTGCGCGAACTGCAGAACGATATGGCGCGCATGCGTCTGAACGGTGAGCAGAACACCGAGGAGTACCGGCAGATGGCCGAAAAGGCTGCGCAGCTCTCGGACACACTGGGAGACCTGCGTGCCCAGACCAGTATCCTCGCCAATGACGATGCGAACCTTCAGGGCTTCATCTCCGGCGTGAACGGTCTGTCGGGCGCATTCACCACCGCCACGGGCGTGATGTCCCTTTTCGCTTCCGAGAATGAAGACCTGATGAAGGTGCAGGCACGGGTACAGAGCGTCATGGCCATCACCATGGGGCTGCAGCAGCTGTTCAATGCCCTGAACAAGGACAGCGCTTTTCGGCTTGTAACGGTAACAAAAGTCAAAAACCTGCTGACGGCTGCCAACTACCGCCTTGCCACTTCACTGGGTATTTCCAATGCCGCGGCAACGGCACTTATGGCCACGCTGACGCTCGGTCTGTCCGTTGTCATTACCGGACTTATCGTGGCGTGGAACAAGCTGTCCGACGCACAGGAAGAGGCTGCACGGAAAACCCAGGAGCGTATCGAGATTGAATCACAAGGACGGGCAGAGATGATCAAGACCCGCTTTGAGATAGACACCACCCGGGAGAGCCTAAAGAACTTCACCGGTTCCAAGGAAGAGGAGAAGAAGAAGTGTGAGGAGATGAACCGCAAGTACGGCGAGGCTTTCGGCTATTATGACACCGTGGCCCAATGGTACGATGTACTTACCCAGAAAGCCGAGCAGTACATACAGATGCTTTTCCTCCAGGCCAAGGCGCAGGCGCTCGTGAACAAGGCCGTGGAAGCCGATGAGAAAGTAAACAAGCACAAGGCGACCAAACCAGGCAATGCGGAAAGCGATATGGGCTGGTTTGCCCGTATGGGACATTACTGGATGCAGTCAGAGAGCAATGGTATGTACGATGGTCATGCGGCCGTAGAGCGGTATAACAAGGAAGCATACAACAAGCGAACCAAGGAACTGGAGGCAGAACGCGACAGCTATCTCAAACAGGCTGCCGATTTGGAAAAACAGGCTGCATCCATTGGCAAGAGTGCGAATATCGGTGGTCATGCTGCACCAGGCAAGCCTAAAAAAGAAAAACGAAAAAAGACACCAAGAAAGAGGAAGAACGCATAGCTTCCGAGTTGCTCGCCCTCCAGCAGAAGAACCGCCAGGCAGAGATAGACCTGCTCAAGGAAGGCTCGGAAAAGAAACGCCGACAAATCCAGGAAAACTACAAGAAGGAAATGGAGGAACTCGCCGCCCAGGAAAAGAAATGGCGCGATGCACAAAAGGGGCATCTCTCTGGGGAACAGACCGAAGCACTTGCCTCAGCCCGTACCCTTGCCTCTATGAAGAAAAAGGACGGCGAGAAAGAGATTGCCAGGGAAGAGGCGAAGAAGCAGCTGGAACAGCGCAGGGAGGAGATGCAGGCGATGAGCGAATATCTGAGGGAATACGGTTCGTTCCAGCAGAAGAAGCTGGCTATCGCCAAGGAGACAGCGCAGAAGATAGCCGAGGTGGACGCTTCCGAAGTGAGCGACAGTACGAAGAAGTGGAAGAAAGCCCAACTCCGCAAGGAACAGCAGCAACGCGAGGCTAGCATATCGTTCGAGGAAATCAGCCGTGGTATCGACTGGAATGCGCTCTTCAGCGGCGTGGGCAACCTGACCAAGGAGATGATAACACCGATGATGGAACAGCTGCGCGCATACGTCGAGACGGAGGAATACAGGAACGCCGATGCCCAGACACAGCAGAAGGTAACGGATCTGATACAGGAGATGCGCCAGTATGTCGGTACCGACCAGAGTGTGACATGGCAGAAGCTGGACGAGGCTATCAAGCAGTTCACGGACAGCGTAGCCGCCTACGACCGCGCCGTGAAGGCAGAGGAAGCCGCCGTGAAGACAAGGGATGACGGCAAGAAGAAACTCGCCTCAGGAGAGATTACGGAAGAGCAGTACAGGGAACTTGAGACCAAGGCGCAGGAACTGGGCGATGCCACAGCCCAGGCACATGAGAGTATGGAGGACTTCGGTGCGGCACTGAACCAGACCTCCGATGAGGTGGCGAATTTCACGAGCGGACTGACAACAGCATTAAGCAATGCCAAGGCCTGGCAGGGCGTGGAGGGTTTTGGCGGCATTCAGCAGTCCGTGGGGCAGATAGACCAGCTGAAAGGAACGCTGGATTCCATACTTCCGCAGATGGGGGAAGGCATGGCGAAGACGATAGGCACCACGCTGTCAGAAACGATGGGCAGTGCGCTGGGGAGTATCGGCGGAAGCCTGTCGGACGTGTTGTCAAGCGGGCTTGGCGGTATCATCGGTATCGTGGCCCAGATACCCAAACTGATACTCGACATGGTACACGGCATCAAGAACTTCGTGACGGGCATCCTTGATGCCATTACGGAATTCATCTCCCTCAGATGGATTGATGACCTCGTGGTGGGCATATTGGACGCCATCGGCAACCTGATAGATGCCATTTTCGACCTGCCGGAGAATCTGTTCAAGGTATTGGAAAGCATTATCGTGAACGGCATAGGCGGTCTGCTTGACACTGTACTGGGGCGTATCGGCAATATCCTGTCCTTCGGGATCTTGAGTTCCAAGGGACCGAGCGACTGGTTCACCAATTCCAACGAGAAGGAAGTCGCGGAGGCCATCGACCGGCTGACCAAGCGGAACGAGTTGCTCGAGCAGGCCATCGAAGACCTGACCGATGAGATGAAGACTGCTCGGGGAGCCATCGCCATCCGCATATCTGATGATGCGGAGAAACTGCAACGCGAGACAATCGACAACTACAAGGGCATTGCCCAGGAACAGGCTGGTTACCATTCCGCGCACCACAGTTTCAACTACTACTGGCGCGGTTACAGTCAGGAACAGATAGACCGCCTGAGTGCCCAGATGGGCAGGAAGTGGAACGGGGACATCTGGAACCTCAGCCCAGAGGAAATGAAGATGCTGCGCTCCAATGTGGATATGTGGAAGATGTTGCAGGATACCGGTAAGGGCGGCTACGGCGGTCGGGTGGCCGAGAAACTGGACAAGTATATCGAGCAGGCAGGCAAGCTGAAGGAGATTACGGATGCCCTCTATGAAAACTTGACCACCACGACCAAGGACAAAGTCTTTGATGACTTCCTCAACTCTCTATACTCTCTTGCCGACGGTTCGGAAAAGGTTTTTGATGAGATTGCTGATAACTGGCAAATCATGGTAAACAAGATGGCTGTCAACAACATTGTTGGTTCTAAGTTTCAAAAGAATCTTGAAACGTGGTATGAGAACCTTGCTAAAATCAACAAGTCACGTGTAACAGGTGAAGTGACAGATGCTGAGTATCGTCAACGCCTTGAGACCTTGAAGCATGAGTATGACGAGTATGTTAAAAGCGCACAGAGCGATATTGAACAACTCAGACAAGTTGGTGTAATCAAGGAAACAGAAAAAGGCGGTACAACACAGCAGGGGCAGAATGGTGCATTCATGGCTATGAGTCAAGATCAGGCAACAAAGCTTGAAGGCTTATTCGTTAGTGGTCAGATACATTGGGCAAACATTGATGATCATGTTGAAGATGTAGCAGCAAAAATGAATGCAG